AAGGGTTCGGTGTTGATGGTGTTACGTTGCCCGTATATATGAACACTGGTCTTGGAAAGATTGAAATTTATGATGAAAATTCTTCCAAGGGCATTCTGTTGAAGAAGCAAATGCAGGCGGGAGAAGGTATGTTAAAAAAGACTCTTGCAAAGAAATTATCTGAACTCCACGATGATTTTTCGGAGGAGTGAGTGATAATTATTAGAACCAACGAACCCAAACCGCTCGGAGATTGCCCGAAATGCAGCTAGAATCAAAATTATTGTCGGAAATTACGACATTTATGAAGTACGCAAAATACGTTCCAGATAAGCAACGTAGAGAAACATGGACAGAGTTAGTCGATAGAAATAAGAACATGCATCTAGAAAAGTTCCCTCAGTTGAAAGAGGAAATTGATGCCGCATATAAATTTGTATATGATAAGAAAATTCTTCCATCCATGCGCTCCTTGCAGTTTGCGGGAAAGCCAGTTGATTTAAACAATACTCGTTTATATAATTGTTGCTTTCTTCCCGTAGACCACAGTGACGCATTCAGTGAAATCATGTTCCTATTATTGTCGGGAACTGGTGTGGGATATTCCGTGCAACGCCAGCACGTAGAAAAACTCCCAGAAATTAATAAGCCAACAAGAACTCGTCGTTACCTTGTTGCGGATAGCATCGAAGGATGGGCGGACGCCGTGAAGGTGTTGGTGACTGCATATATGAAGGGTAAGGCATATCCGTTGTTTGATTTCCGTGACATTCGTCCAAAGGGTGCAATGTTGATTACGGCGGGTGGAAAGGCGCCCGGCGCTGAACCATTAAAGGATTGTTTGCATAATATTCAAAAGGTATTGGACCGTAAGAATAATGGTGAACAACTCACCACACTGGAAGTGCATGACATTCTATGTTATATCGCGGATGCGGTATTGTCTGGTGGCATTCGCCGGTCAGCAATGATTGCGTTGTTTGACTTAGATGACGACGATATGCTGACCTGTAAGTTCGGCAACTGGTGGGAGAATGAAGCACAGCGTGGCCGAGCAAATAATTCTGCGGTGATTGTTCGCCACAAGATTGAAAAGGAAATCTTTCTTGACTTGTGGAAAAAGATTGAATTGAGTGGTTCTGGTGAGCCTGGATTCTTCTTTACGAACGATGCAAGTTGGGGGCTGAACCCATGCGCGGAAATTTCTCTACGTCCATTCCAATTTTGTAATCTCTGCGAAATCAATGCATCGGATATTGTGGATCAAGCTGACTATAATGCTCGTGCAAAGGCAGCAGCATTTATTGGAACGCTTCAGGCAAGTTATACCAATTTCCATTATCTTCGTGATATTTGGAAGCGCACTACTGAACGCGAAGCGTTAATCGGTGTTGGTATGACGGGTATTGCATCTGGTGCAGTATTGAAGCTGGACATGAAGGAAGCTGCAAATATTGTAAAGGCAGAAAACGAACGAGTGGCTGGAATGATTGGTATTAATAAGGCTGCTCGGACAACGACGGTCAAGCCAAGTGGTACTTCGTCACTGGTGTTAGGTTCCTCGTCGGGTATTCATGCATGGCACAATGAATATTATATTCGTCGTATCCGTGTGGGTAAGAACGAAAGCATTTATACGTATTTACTAATCAATCATCCAGAACTATTGGAAGATGAATACTTCAAGCCAAACCAACAGGCTGTTATCTCGGTTCCGCAGAAGGCTCCAGTAGGGGCAGTAACTCGACAGGAAACCGCACTAGACCTCCTTGCCCGTGTCAGTAAGGTGTGGAAGGAGTGGGTAAAGCCGGGTCATCGTAAGGGTGAAAATAAGAACAACGTGTCAGTCACCGTGACGATTAAACCAAATGAATGGGAAGAAGTCGGAGAATGGATGTGGACAAATAAGGAAAACTTTACCGCGTTGAGTGTTTTGCCTCATTCAGAGCATTCGTATATTCAAGCTCCTTTTGAAGACATTACACAAGAGCGCTACGAAGAGTTGGTGGGGCATCTTCACAACATTGATTTAAGTCAAGTCGTTGAATTAGAAGATGTAACTGATTTATCGGGTGAAGTTGCGTGCGGCGGAGCTCTGGGGTGCGAAGTCGTATGAAGTTAAAAGATTTGGTCACCATTGTTATTCCTTGTAAAAACGAAGAAAAATATATCGGACACTTGTTGGAAGATTTATTTATCTCGGTGGAAATTGGAGGCGTACGAATTATTATTGCCGATGCAAATTCTACAGACAACACCCGAAATATTATCAAAGATTGGTCATATGGATTGAACATTGAGATAATCCAAGGTGGTTCGGTTTCTGAAGGAAGAAACAATGGTGCCAAATTAGTTACTACTCCATATATTTTATTTCTTGACGCAGATGTGCAGTTATTTTCGACAAGTGCCATATATGATGCTGTACAATGTATTCACCAAGAAAATTTAGATTTAGTTACACTGAGTCCAAAAAACTATGGAACTGAACGGAGGGCATCCATTCTATTCTATCTGTTTAGTCTATGTAATAAAGTTATGGCAAAGTTTACACCGTTTGCTATTGGTGCATTTTTCTTGACTCGTCGCAGTGTATTTGAAGTGTTCGGAGGATTTCCAAATAAATATGATACCTCAGAAGATTATATTTTAAGTAAACGTTACGATGTAAAGAAATTTAAAATTGTAAATCATCATTTTGGCCAAGACGAACGCCGATTTAAACAGTTGGGTTATTTGGGGATGTTGTGGTATATGACAGTAAACTTCTTCAACCGAAATAACCTAGCACATTTTGAAAAAGCTAAGGTTGATTATTGGAGTTAATGATGCAACTATTTTTTATTTTTCTGTTTCAAATAATTTTTAATGTATTAAAAGTCTGGGAAATAAAATATACGTATCAACATAAAATTTTTCCTTTATTAATCAATTCAATTTTCATAAATTTAACATCCTTAGCAACAACATTTATATCTGTTACTAGTTTACTTGATGGCAAATGGTCTGTAATTTTCTTTTATGTAATAGGAAGCGTTATAGGAAAGTATATTGGAATGACAATACACACACATATAAATAAGGTAAACTAACTATGACACGATATAAAGCCATCATTGTATCCGATGTGCATTTAGGAACAGACAACAGTAAAGCAGCAGAATTTTTGGAATTTTTAAATACCCACCATACCGACATTCTAATTATTAATGGAGATTTTGTGGATGGGTGGGCGTTGTCCCGTGGCGTTCGGTGGCGGGCAAAACATACGAAGGTAATTTCCAAAGTGTTGGATATTTCTCGTAAAGTTCCTGTGGTATGGATTCGTGGCAACCATGACGAATTTTTACATGATTTTATGAACATGCATTTAGGCAAACTTCAAGTAGAAGAAAATTATATCTTGGATTTAGGTGAAGGAAAAAGATATTTTATTTTTCACGGAGATATCCTAGATGTATTTGTTTCTAAATGGAAATGGATTGCAAAAATAGGTGGACGAGGATATGACTTGGCATTAAAATTAAATACATGGTACAATAAGTGGAGAAAGTGGAGGAAGTTACCGTATTACTCCATCTCCAAAGATATTAAGAAGGGTGTGAAGGCGGCAGTAAACTACATCACCGATTTTGAAGTAACGGCAACAAAACTTGCAAAGCAACATAATTGTGATGGTGTTATCTGTGGACATATTCACCAACCAGAAAATAGACAAATTGCTGGAATACATTATTTGAATTCCGGTGATTGGGTAGAGAGTTTAACCGCAATTGTAATAGACCATAATAATAATATAAGTATAAAGGAGTTTCACAAATGATTACCGTCACTAAATTCAGCGCACCTTGGTGTTGTACGGATAAAATCTAACAATTTTACACCACGGTGCATTGAAAATCCAAACTGCATGATACTTATGTATATAACTTTGTTTGGAGAAATCATATGAAAAAAGCAGATGGGTTTGATTACGAAGAGTATAAAATATATATGAATTTTATAAATGAATGCAAAAATAAACAATATGATGAAACTTTAGTATTACATGCACATCATATAATACCAAAACATTTATGTGCAGATAATGACATTTTACATAGTAAAGAGAATATAGTAAAAATCTCAGTGGATGACCATGTAAAGGCACATTTATTAATTGCTAATTTATATCCAGAAGATACATACGAACATATTTCTAATTTAAGGTCGGCACGATTTCTTAATAAGAAATCTATAAAAGAAAAAGATGTATTGAAAAAAATAACAGATTCATATATCGGTGAAAAAAATCCATTTTATGGAAAAACACACACTGAAGAAACTCGTAAAAAATTAAGTACATCTAACATTGGAATTAGAAAAGGAAAAAATTACGAAGAAATATACGGAGTTGAAAAAGCAAATTTAGAAAAACAAAAACGTGCTAAAAAAACTAGGACGGCCGAAGAATATAGGTTGTCGGGGAAAAAAGCTCTAGATACTAGGAAACGGCGTGGGTTGAGTAGTGAAGGAAAAAATAATCCTTATGCACAGCCGTATCTGGTCAATGGAGTTTTATTTTATACTAGAAAAGAAGTAGAAACACATTTTGGTATGGCAATGGTTACCATAAAAAAAAGATTTAATGTAATTAAATTAAAGAGAGAAAATATATGATTATTGTTACAAAATTTAGTTCAAAAACTTGTGGCCCATGTCGGGCATTAGCTCCTGTATTTCGGGAGTTGGAGGATATGACCCTTGATGCAACATTTATCTCAGTCGATGTAGAAGAGAAACCGTCGATTGCACAGTTATATTCCATTAGAACAGTTCCAACCGTTATCATTGAAAAGGATAATGTACTAATTGAAAAATTTGTAGGAGTACAAAGTAAACAAAAGTATATTTCTGCCATTAATGCTGCGAGAGATGGGGCGTAAAAAGGAAACACAACAAAAATCTTCATTGAATGCAATAGAACAAAAAATGATGGGGTTATTGCATTCAATGAATCTTTCGTATGAATCTCAAGCAACAATTGATAATTATAATGTTGACTTTTTGATTGACGAGAAGTATATTATAGAATGTTATGGGGATTACTGGCATTGTAATCCAGCCAGATATTCCGCGGATTATTACAACCGTGGGAAGAAAAAAACTGCAGCAGAAATCTGGAAGCGTGATGAAAAAAGGAAACGTGAGCTGGAAAAATTAGGTTACAAAGTTTTATATTTCTGGGAACATGAAATTAATAATAATATAAAAGATATAAAAGCAACATTAAAACGATATATTACGTGAGGACAATATGGTTACAGAAATTACGATGGACGAAATGATTGCGGGATTACCTGTCCCCGATAATGATTTACGGGTGGTAATGTTTTTTGGGACAACGTGCGGCCCATGTCAAGCTACTCGTCCACATTATGAAGCAACTGCACAGTTCTTCGTGGAAAAAACTACTCGTGCACAATTCTTTAGAATTAATGCATGGGAACCCGAAGAACAGAAAGTGTATTGTACAGAAACATGGGGCATTCAAGGAGTTCCTCATTTTAAAGTATTTTGTCGAGGAGAACAAATTCTTGATAAGGTCGGCGGTGGAGACGAACCAACCATGATGAAATTTATTCATGATGGAATAGATGAAGCATTTAAACGTTTTGGAGAACGAATCTAATGAAAGTTAAAAGGTTATCAGAAAATGCAGTACTGCCACACAAGGCGCACGCAGGTGATTTGGGATATGATTTATATGCCTCCGAGGAAGTAGTTTTGATGGCAGGACAGACAAAGTTAGTATCTACGGGAATTGCCGTCCAGTTCCCAGAGGGATACGGTGGATTGCTTCGGGACCGTTCATCAGTTGCTACCAAACGAAATTTATTCGTGGTGGCCGGTGTAATTGATAATGGATATATCGGAGAAATAATGATTGCATTACACAATTCTACGGATGGATACGAACGTATTTCCGTAGGAGAAAAAATTGCGCAACTAATTCTCATTCCAACCGTAAACTTCAAAACTGAAGAAGTGGATGAATTAGTGTCAGCGGACGAACGAGGAACTGGTGGATTTGGTTCCACGGGGACTTGACATAAGTACCGTGGTTATATATACTTAAGGTAGTTCTTCTCATTTAAGGGGTTACATGGCGTATCAAAATATTTTTATAGATTCAACATCCGATGAACAAACCGCATATATCTGGGATGATGCACAGGGACTTATCACCTTACCGTTGTCAGAATTTAATTATGCATATGTCCGTGACCCGAAAGGAAAGTATATCAGTATGACGGGAGAACGCCTCAGTAAAACGAGGCGTTTTGTTCGTAATAGCACAAATGTATTTGAAAGTGACCTTCCAAAAGAAACTCGCGTTCTTACAGATTTGTATTTGAATGAAGATATGCCGTCAGAAGGGAATATTATATTGTTTTTTGACATTGAGGTGTCAATGGAAAATGGTATTCCAGATACCCGTAAGCCAAATAATGAAATTACATCTATTGCATTTTGTGATGCGATTACAAATGAGTATAAAGTATTAGTATTGGATAAATCTGGTGCATATGAAAATGTAACAAAGAATGGAGCAATGGTTTATTTCTTTAAGGAAGAAGTTAATTTGTTACATGAATTCATTAATCAATACGAGCAAATTGGTCCAACCATCATTACTGGGTGGAACAGTAATGGTTTTGACGTTCCATATCTATACAATCGTATCAAGCAAATTTGTGGAGCAAGTATTGCTAATCGGTTGAGTCCTATAGGGAAGGTAAGATATTCCGATAGATTGGAACGATATCGCATCGCTGGCGTAAGCTCGTTGGATTATCTGGACTTGTATAAGAAATACACCTATACTCAACAACCTAACTATCGTCTTGATACGATTGGCCGATTGGAAGTAGGAATGGGTAAAGTAGATTATGATGGGTCTTTGGACGATTTGTTTCGTGATGACCTAGAAAAGTTTATTGAGTATAATTTGCAAGACGTTCGCATCATTGTTGATTTGGACAAGAAGCTAAAGCTTATCGACTTGGTTCGTGGTATCTGTCATCTTGGTCACGTACCATATGAAGATTATCCAATGGCATCGCGTGTACTTGAAGGTACAATTGTTACCTATCTGCATCGTAAAGGAATTATCGTTGCTGACAAACCAAAGGACAGTAAAGAAAAGATGGAAGCGCTTGACCGCGGTGAAGAAGGGTTCGTAGGTGCATACGTGCAAGAACCAGTTCCTGGGTTGTATGATTGGGTATACTCCCTTGACTTGCAATCTCTGTATCCCAGTATCATTATGAGTTTGAATATTTCGCCTGAGACAAAGGTTGCGAAGGTATTGAACTTTGATATGGAAAAACATTTGCGTAAAGAAATTGTTGCCTATGTAATTCAAGAAATTGGCGATGAGATGACAGTGGAACTAGAGCACGATGCCTTTGTTAATTTCTTAAAGGAAAATAATCTTACGATAGCATCAAACGGTGTATTATATAATACAGTAACGAAGGGTATTATCCCCGAAGTATTGGAAGAATGGTTTGCCAAACGTGTTGAGTATAAGAATCTTATGAAGAAGTATACGACGGAAGGTGATAAGGTGCAAGCAGCCTATTATGACCAACGGCAACATATTCAGAAGATTTTCTTGAACTCATTGTATGGTGTGTTAGGCTTGCCTGTATTTCGTTTCTATGACGTAGACAATGCTGCCGCAGTAACATTGACGGGGCAAGATGTAATTAAGACTACGGCAAAGTTTATCAATAAGAAGTATGAAAAGGCAACGGGTGAACAGAAAGACCATTGTGTATATGTTGATACCGACTCGGTATACTTTCCAGCAAAACCAATGTTTGTTGAAGGTAGTACTGATGACCTTGCTTCCACAATTAGTATTGCCTATGACATGGAAAGCACGTTGAATACATTCTATGATTCTATGGCAAAACGTATGTTCAATTGCGATAGTCATAAGTTCCATATTAAAGGAGAAAGTGTCGCAAAGACGGGATTCTGGGTAGCTAAGAAACGATATGCACTGGATAAGGTGTATGACTTGGAAACTCGACAGAACGCAAGTAAATTGGTGGTGAAGGGATTGGACGTTGTACGGTCGTCGTTTCCTAAAGCATTTCGGGAGTTCATGACACAAATGTTGAAGGATATTTTGGGTAGAGTAGATAAGCAAGAATTAGATGATAAGATTCTTGCGCTCAAAACATCTATCAAGACTCGTCATTATTTGGAAGTCGCACGAAATACGTCGGCAAATAATATCAGTCAATATTCTGCTGGTGAGGAAGGGAACGGGATGAATAAGTTTAAAAAGGGAACTCCCGCTCACATCAAGGCAGCAATCGTATACAATAGATTATTAAAGCATTATAATATTCAAACAAAGTTTGAACCAATCACCGATGGCGCGAAGATTAAGTATGTATATCTTAAGGATAATCCACTACAGATTGAAGCCTTGGCAATTAAAGGGTATCAAGACCCACCACAAATTGTTGATATGATTACCGAGTATATGGATACAGATGCATTGTTTGAAAATGAATTACGTAATAAATTAGATGACTTTTATACGGCATTAAAATGGGGTAATATCCCCACGGAAGTAAATCAAAATGCAGGGGAATTTTTCTCCTTTTAATAGGTAATTACCCCCTTGACTTCTGGGGTGACATTGATTATATTACTAGTATACCACAACCGAGGTCAAAATATGTGTAAGTACTGTATCAAATACTTTCAGCTGCTCTCCCGCCATTGCACGGTACATTCCTATGGTGAATGTGATTGCCCAAAGTGTCAGGGCATGTGTTCATGTACATCTAACAATCTGAGAAATAACTAAATGATTGATGACTCTATGGATGAGTACTGGGGATTTATGGTGTTTGGTGTAGGACTTCTTCTGATGGGAATGGGTAAACTTTTTAAACGGTGGTTTCGATGAAAATCCTTAAGTCGAGCGATTGGCTAATTTCCGAAAATAAGGCCGGTAATCGGAAGTTCTGGCGGTTGCATATCCTTCAAGACGATACTGCATATGACGAGGGCCGCCGCGTTGCACGGGTTGATTTCTATACACAGAGCGAATGGTATCAGTTGACCAAGACGGGCCGTGAAACGAAGAAGCAAAAGTCGGAACCATACTTTGCCGCACCAACAAATGTTGGACGAGCAAACGAACGGAACAGTGAAGAGCAGGCGTTCTTTGAGTTCGATGCCATTATCAAGAAGCAGTTGGATGCGGGATTCTATCGGGAAGGTGAGAAAGTAGATAGTTGGCCTATGCCGATGTTGGCACACAAGTTCAAGGACCATATGAACAAGGTGGAATGGCCGTCATACATCCAACCCAAGTTGAACGGTATGCGTATGTTGTTCAATGGCACCGAAGCACGCAGTCGGGGTAACAAAGAAATTATTCCCGAAGTGATTCAGCATTTGCAGTTTGATACAGGTGGATTCATTCTTGATGGCGAACTAATGCTTCCGAATAATCAGTTGTTGCAGGAAAGCATGAAGGCTATCAAGAAGTATCGCCCAGAACTGTCTCCGCTACTCATGTATCATGTATATGATATCGTGGACAACGAACTTCCATATGCCATGCGTCAGCAGATTATTGTTGACTTGATGCATAACGCCCCACCGAATGTCGTCATGGTGAAGACGGTAGAATGCATGGATGAGACAGAAGTCTATGAGCAGCACACGCAGTTCGTATCGGAAGGTTACGAAGGTACAATGATTCGTAATCCGTCGATGGAATATGAAATTGGTAAGCGTTCCTATTCACTACTTAAATTAAAGGATTTTGTTGATGCAGAATATCGTATTGTTGATGTTATTGACGGCGATGGAAGTGACAAGGGGCTTGCTATTTTCATCTTGGAAACAGATGACGGTAGCCGGTTCAATTGTCGTCCAGAAGGCACTCAGAGTAATCGAGCGGAACTATATGTCAGTCGTAAGGAATTGGTAGGTAAGTTCTTGACGGTTCGCTATCAAGAATTGAGCCGCGACGGCATTCCGATCTTTCCGGTCGGCGTGTCGATTCGTGTGGGTGGAGAATTCTAATGTCCACTTACAAATATATACACGCTGATAACACACACGCACCTGAGATAGGCCATGGTTTTATATACGGAATGAATGGCGCTGAACTATGGTGTGGTAAGTGTGGGCAGATACTTGAAGTCCATTACAGCATAGAACCAGACTATATAACAGAGAGTAAAGAAGTGATAATTTCAGAACGGTGGATACCTCGGCCAGTTATTCTAGACAAATAATGTTTTGGCATCACAGTCGGGCGGGACGACGGTAGGAGTGGATATACGGGCGCTACCCGAATGTTACAACCACACTATGCTAGCCAAGGACTTAGAGAAATCTATGTGGGGTTCGACTCCCCTGATGCCACTTTCAAACTGGGAGTTGTAATGCTTATAGTAAAAGAAGTTTCTAAGAAAACCGCAATTGATTTTATTCACACGTATCATTATAGTAAAATTTTACCGAGACTAACCAAATTTTATTTGGGATACTTTGAAGAAAATGTATTAGTAGGAGTAGTTACACTTGGTTGGGGAACACAGCCACTACAGACCATTAAAAAAATATTTTACAACCATGATATGGTAACTACTGATTATTATGAGATTGGTAAAATGTGCTTTTTGCCTGAAAAGAATGGTGGTAATTTTGGTTCTCTTGCCATGAAACTATTGATTGATTGGGCAAAGCAAAATACAAAAACTAAGTTTATTTATACAATGGCTGATGGTATTATGGGGAAGTGTGGATTCGTATATCAAGCATCAAACTTTCGTTATTTGGGAAGTTTTAAAACCGATGTGTATATGGATAAACTCACGGGAGAAAAAATGCACCCTAGAAGTGCTAAGCAGCTACATATAGAAAATGCAAAATTCTTGAATAAAGATAAAGTATTTTGGTTAACGCAAGATTTTTGTGAATTGAAAGGAATTGATAGAATTAGAGGATTGATGTTTCGGTATATATACCCGCTGAATAAGCAGGCTCGTAAAATAATAGAGACATATCCAGAATATGCAAATTTAAAGAATCCAAAAGAAACAAATTTGTTATTTGAAAGAAGAATTGCAGCTGGTAAATATGAAACTATTAATAAACCAAATTTCAACATGAATGTATTTACGCATAACTATCAAAAATATACAGCCAGTGATTTTGCAAAAGAGTTCTTCGATATTACTTAGGAAAAATATATGCTAAAAATGTTATTGATGGCACAATTGATAGTTCCAACATTATTAAACAAACCATTAGCGTCAAAGAAAACCGCAAGAAGTATCACGGCTAATTATATTGTATTACATTATGATGACGGTGGTTCATATAAATCGACACGGCGAACATTAATTAAAAAAAGAAATAGTTATCATTATTATATTCAACGTGACGGTACTATTATTAAATTAATAGACCCCAAATATGAAGCCTCCCACGCGGGCATTTCGTATTATAAAGGAATGGTTCGATTAAATAAATATAGTATTGGTATTTGTTTACAAAATGACCCACCAGAAGCATATACAGAAAAACAATATAATAGTGTGGCGTGGCTGATTAATGAGTTACAATTAAGATATAAAGATTCTACATCAAAAGTGATTGTAGGACATTCTGATATTGCACTCCCTAGAGGAAGAAAACTGGACCCTGGTAAACATTTTAGTTGGATAACTTTATATGCACATATTAATAGATGGAGGTGAGGCATGGGCATGTTTGACGAAATTAGAATAGAACAAATACTTCCCGATAATACCAAGGTTACCGATGAATGGTATCAAACGAAGTCACTTGAAAATGCACTGACTAAGTATGTTATTACCGCCAACGGTGAATTGTATGAAGAACGGTGGGATTATAAATGGATAACAGATGAAGGACATATGCTTAAAGGATATCTAAAGAAAATAGAAGGAAGTTATCGTCGTGAGTACTTGACAGATTACCACGGGGATATTATGTTCTATAAGGGTATGGACAGCAACAAGGTATTGCGTGATTATTTTGCACGATTTACTGATGGGAAGCTGTCAAAAATGTGGTATGAGGATACACAATATTAACAATTAATAGGTAACGGTTATGGAAAAGTCAAAGCTAGAAAAGTTTATTAGTAAGTATAATTTGGGCGGTTCGTGTGAAAGTGTCGTACTTAAAGTCGAAGGAACTTCACTTTCTACACGCGCAATTTCTGATGATAAGAATGTATTATGTGAAGTTACGGGACCATCACTAGGATTGGCGGCTGGAGAATATGCAGTCTACGAGACTCAGAAGCTCAAGTCACTGTTAGGAGTGGTTTCTGAGAATCTATCTGCGACCGTAAAGAAGTCTGGTGAAAAGGTTATTGGATTGCAGTTCGCTGACTCTTCTACGGAAGCTACGTTCGTTCTAGCAGATACATCGGTTATCCCCGTGGTTCCAGAACTTAAGAAGCTTCCATCGTTCGACCTTACTATCACAATGGATGAACAGTTTATTGCCACATTCGTAAAGGCAAAGGGAGCGCTTCCAGATGTAGAAACGTTTACGGTAATTAGTTATGGTAAAGATAGAAATGCACAAGTCATTCTCGGGCATTCTTCATTGAACACTAATCGTGTAAATATTACTGCTACTCTCGTACACGAACCAGTAGAAATAAAGGCTGTCAGTTTCTCAGCAAAGTATCTTCGTGAGATTCTTGTAGCAAATAAGGATGCAAAGACGGGTGAGCTTTTTGTCAGTTCAAAGGGATTGGCCAAGACTACATTTACAGCGGATAATATTACTTCTACATATTATCTCGTTCAAATCGACACTAAGGAATAATAATGTCCGATAAATTCGCAGAGTTCTTTGATGTTCCAGTAGTTACACTTGATGACGCAAAACAGGCATTCATTGATAACATGGATTTGCTGAAAGGCATGACCGTGCAGGAACAGACGCTTTACAAGAAGTGGAAAGAAGTCAAGGGATACTATGCGAATAAGGTAGATGCGTCCAGAATTGTAAAAGCAAAAATCTGGACGCCTACTGACATTATGAATAAAGAACAAACAGTTCGTGAGATTGAAGCGTTGGTTCCACGTATTCGTGTGGTGGCTGCAAAATCTCAAGATGAAGTAGATTGGTTGATACTTCGTGTATTTTCTCATACAATGGAATTCGACCAGAATCCCGGCCGATTCGTTAAATTTCTAGTATATGATGAAGTAACTGGTAAGTATCTTGGAGCAACTTCGTTGGGTAGTGATGTCATCGCCATTACGTGCCGTGATGAGTGGATTGGGTGGAAGAAGGATGAACGATTGAAGGGTAAACTTAATAACAGTGCAATTGGCACGTGTATTATGGCCACCCAGCCATTCGGATATAACTTCCTTGGTGGAAAGCTTGTTGCCTCACTGTTAACGACCAAGGTTGTTTCTGATGCATGGGAATCATTGTACAATAACAAGTTGGCAGGCCTTACCACAACGTCACTGTATGGTTCAGATTCCATGTATAATAGTATTCCCTTTTGGAAAAAGATGGGTTCAAGTAAAGGAGCTATTGGACTGAAGCCGGACGATGATGTATATGACGTATGGCATCAGTATGTTAAGGAACATATGAAGGATGAATACGACAAAAAGATTAAGTCTAAGGACGCGTCACATGGGCCGGTGACCGGCATTAAGCAGCAAATTCTTTCTATTATTTTTAGAGCAGTGGGTATTAGTCCTTCGAAATACAAACATGGATTTGAACGAGGTGTATACTACGCTCCACTGTATGAGAATACCCGTGAGTTTTTGCGTGATGAAATTACTGAAGATAAATTAATTCCTTTGGCAAAACTGAAGGACGATGTTGATTCTGTGGTTAACTGGTGGAAACCTAAAGCAATCAACCGTTATATTAAACTTCATGAAGAAAATAGATTAAAGCCAGAGATTCTTTTTTATAACGGAATTATTGGACTTTCGTGGGAAGAAGCAAAAGAAACTTATTTAGGAGATGTAGGCCGATGAAATTTTGGGATACCATTGATATTGATAATTGCCGTAAAGTATTGGTAATCCCTAACATTACTAATTCGGCAAATATTGAAAAAGATTCGTTTGTGGATGTGATTTATAACCATATTATCGCATTAAAAGAATATGGTGATTATTACTGGCACATCATTCTCCCACAACCAGTTGCTAAACTTAATTTAGATAACGTTAAGCAACACATTGTAGAAATTTCTGGTGACATGATTCACATGCGAGTTACCTTTCCTCGCAAGGCCATCAACATTTTACAGGAACTTGATTATGACGTAATATACTCGCATCTTCCAGATTGGTATATGGTGAAAAGATATACTGATAAGCCTATTATTGGATATTCACATTGGTGGGAAATGAAAACGTGTAACGCTGAGGATAGGAAAAATCATCAACGTAATATTGTTCCTGAATTGCTGGGTGTACTTGGTATGGAAGTGTGTTACCTCAATACACAAGACCAAAAGAATCGTGTATTAAATGAAGCGCGTGAATGGTTTAACGATGAGAAAATTCAACAGTTAGATAAGATTCTACATGTTTGGAACTTAGGAGCGCCAAAGGACAAGATTGTAGAAAGCTGTCCTTCTCACAAGGATAAGATTATTGTTTTTAATCATCGCGCCGCAGCTTACAAAGGATATCCTCATTTCATCGAACTAATGAAGGAATATAGAAAACAACGTGATGATTTTACAGTGTGGGTGCCGCAGCTGGACGGTATACCAGAAGCTTCGTGGATTGATAATACGAAAGTTCCTAAGCACGAATATTATGAAAGGCTACAGAGATGTTCTGTTGGAGTTCAAATGCGACAATCCAATTATGGATGGTCAGTTGCCGCTGTCGATTGTATGATGAATGGAACGGCTATGGTGTTTCAAGAATCGGATTGTTATCGTGAAATAGATCCAGACGGGATATTTTTTACATATAAAAAAGATTTGTTTAGAGCACTTGACAAATTCTTGGATGACAATATCTTCCGATATGAGCAAGGAACAAGAAGTATAAATAGAGTTAAAGAACTACAAGAAAAAGAAAAACTCATGTTTTTACAATTAAATAAACAATTAAATCAATAAAAATTATTATGAATAATACCCCAAAGGTTCTAAAGAGTCAAAAACCGTCTATCACAATTAAAGCAGCAAAACGTAATGCAGCATCAACTATTGATTGGGCAGATACTCTATCAGAATTAATTGATAATGCCATTCTGGTAGATAAAAATAAGTGTGTGGAGGTTATTGTGAACATGCACTGCGACAATGACGAAGAAAAGTCATTTATTCAAGTGGTTGATAATTCTATCGGCATTCCAGAAAGAGATTTCCTAGATGTATTTAACTATGGAACCTCAGCCAACATCGGAAAGATGCTTTTGGGTAAAATGGGAATGGGATTAAAGGGAGCCGTTTGGGGATTGGGTGAATTAGATTACGCAATTAGTAAAACATCGAATGGAAATAAGTGTGAAGTTCGTCCGCGCCCTTATGATTCTGATGAGGAGGAACTAGTGTACGAACAAGTTGAATGTACGAGTTCTTTACTTGATGCACAAAAACATGGAACGTGTATACGAATTAAGAGAGTAAATGATACGCTACCGATGTGGAGTAATAAGAAACATTTTGATAAGGTTGTAGAAAAGTTCAATAGTATGTATGCTATCCTGCTTCATGAAAATCGCGTTAATATCAAGTTCTATTATAGTAATTCAAACGGAAATAAGTTTGATGCAACGTGTGGAGGTTCTTTTCCACTCATGAGTAATCCTCGACACATACTGAACTCCAATCCAGAAATTAACATAGGACACAATGAACCTACCTATAAAGAAGGTACGCTAGAAAAAATTGAGAAGATTGAAATCAAGACGGCGAATACAAAGGTATATGTCACGGCTTGGCATAAGCCCACGCCGACGCAAGTTGAAAAACATTATGAAGTCACCAAGGATGCAAAGTATGACCCCGTGAAGTATAAAAATTCTGTATTCGGATATGGGGCGGCGCGAGCAGGCATGTGTGTATTATACAAGGGAAAGTTTGTTCAGTTAGGATTGGAACGGGCAAGTTCTCGTGAAAGTGATAAAGGAATTATTATAGAAATTCCCGAGGATTGTGGACTAAAATTTACTCAGTATAAAAATACATTTGTTCAAGATGTTAATTATCGTGAATGTCTAGATGCAGTGAATGCTTTTCTGGAAAGTAATGGGTTCATGATTCGTAGTATCTCCGGAACTCCGCAGGTGTCAGAAGATGAAATTGTTTTAAAGTTTGTAGAGTTCATCAGAAACGACCCAATTTATAGCCAAAGTTTTGGTATTGTAAATTTTAATGAACAAGTTAAAACATGGGTGGCTAGCGAAGTTGGTGAAGCTGACATCGTAATATACGATTATTACAATAAAGATAAAGTTAATGTACTTATAGAAGCAAAAAAAGACCGATGTGGTGCGGAAGAGGCTCGGCAGTTATGGGGGTATATGTGCGAGTTTGGTTGTGATAGAGGCATCCTCTTGACAGGCACAACTGAACAACCTACATTTAGAGCACAGATTCAAGCATTCAAACGACACCACAACGGACTTAGTATGGAAACTGCAAACGTCAATTCTTTAACTTCTTCTAAGTTTTTTACATGATTGAAAATACACTATGGGTTGAAAAGTATCGTCCAAGCACATTAGAAGGATATGTCGGTAACGATGTATTGAAAGCAAAGTTAGAACAATATATTGAAACTCAAGACATTCCCCACTTACTATTTTATGGAACGGCTGGAACTGGTAAGACCACAGCCGCTAAGATACTTATTAAGAATATCGACTGTGATTATATGTTCATTAACGCATCTGATGAACGAGGCATTGATACGGTTCGTGACAAGATTAAGGGATTTGCATCAACGGTTGGATTTGCCCCATTGAAGATTGTTGTGTTGGATGAGGCAGACTTCTTGGGACGAGAAGCACAACCTGCGCTTCGTAACATGATGGAAGCATATTCGGCATCCACACGATTTATTCTAACGGCAAATTATGTTGAACGGATTATTGACCCACTGGTAAGTCGCACTCAAGTATATAAGTTAACTCCACCAAGTAAGAAAGAAGCGGCAAAGAAGTTGGCGGATATTCTAAAGGATGAGAATATAGAGTACGAAACAAAGACTATCGCACAGATTGTAAACGCATATTATCCAGATATTCGAAAGATTATTAATACCGCACAATTGCAAACGCGTGATGGGAAACTACAAGTCAGTATTGATGAATTGATTGGTCAAGATATCAAATTGAAAGTAGTAGATGTATTAACGAGTAATATGCCATTTAAAGATAAAGTATCAGAAGTTCGTAAGTTGGTGGCAGATAGTCAAATTCAAGACTTCACAGAATTGTATGGACTATTGTATGAGCATGTGGACACCTATGCACCAACTAAAGTCCCTCAGGCGGTCATTGCAATCAACGAGGGGCAGAAATGGGAGGGTCAGGTGGCTGACCGAGAACTTAATTTTACAGCAACATTATATAATATTTTAACAAACTAACGGAGATTTTATGAGTAAACAGCCAATGAATATTGATTTAAGTAACGCACAGGATGTTACGTGTGAAAGTTGCGGTAACTATACATTTCAGGAAGTCGTACTGATGAAGAGAGTTTCTGCTCTTGTATCACCTACTGGAAAGGAAGCTATTGTTCCCATCCCAACGTTCGCATGTAATGCGTGTGGATTCATTAACAAGCAGTTCTTGCCTGTGAAGATTGCAGACCCCGCTGACGTTCCGGCGAAGTCGCAGTTGAAGTTAGAACTGTAAGATGTTTTCAAACAACATGCCAGATTTGCAGGGATTTATGATGGACACGCGTCCACCGTCATTGTCTGACCACGGGGTATATTATTTTGCAAGTGAATTTAATACGAGCAGTACAAAAGATGTTATTACGTGGATTTTAGATAGTAATTTTCAAACCAGTAATAAACTTGAAAATCTTACATTAATGATTACCAGCTATGGTGGTGATTTAATGTCTGCGTTTGCCTTGATTGATGTGATGCGGGGTAGTAGTATTCCTATTCATACGATTGGATTGGGTGTCATTGCAAGTGCCGGATTGATGACGTTTATTGCCGGTGAGCCTGGCTGTCGATTGATTACGCCGAATACATCGATTCTCTCCCATCAGTGGGCAGCAGGAACGTATGGCAAGGAACATGAACTTATCGCTACCCAGAGACAGTTTGATTTGACTACGAAGCGTATGATTGCCCATTATCGTAAGTGCACGAAGTTGAGTGAGAAAATAATTCGGGAAAAGCTACTCCCACCACAGGACATTTGGTTGAGTTCAGAAGAAGCATTAGAATACAATCTTGCAGATTCCGTTAAAAATCTAAAGTAACTTATGGAAGAACTATACGTTGATACATCACGAATTGCTGTCCGTCCACTAAATAAAAGTGTGGCGGCAGCATTTATCACCGAACATCATTATACACATAAGAGTAGTTCGTGTCGATATGCATTAGGTATTTTTTATGTGGAAGAAGAACATTCGTTCTTTGCAGGTTCTCATGAAAAACTTATTGGGTGTATGACGTATGGCCATCCTGTAAGCAACCGAGCAGTGGGTTCTCTTACAAAAACGATTCCGTTAGAATTGGATAATGTATTAGAACTCACCCGCTTGGTGGTATTTGATGGATATGGAAAAAACATTGAAAGTTATTTTATCGGGCAATCATTTCACTGGTTAAAACAAAATGCGCCAGAAGTGAAAATCCTTATCAGTTATGCTGACCCCGAACAAGAACATACTGGTGGAATTTATCGGGCAACGAATTGGTTATATCAAGGATGTGGATATACAAAGTTAATGCCAGATTATTCTATTAAGTTATTTGAGCATGGTGAATGGATTCATAGTCGTACCGTTGCCGAAAAGTTTGGGCATAAAGCTGTTGAAAGTTTAGCAAGTCGCATCGGGCATACCTTTTGGCGTAAAGAAGAAACGTCGAAGCATCGATATATTTACTTCTTATGTAATAAACGTGAAAAGAAGCACTTGATTTCTGACATCAAAATACCCATATTTCCTTATGGAAGTCTAACAAAATATACCCAGCTTATTCAGAAAGTACATGTAAAAGATGGAATTGTTGAGCACGTCGAAGTATTACAAGGTGTTGATAACGGATGGGAAAACAAACAAGGAGCATTAGCAGATGGCGAAGAAGAAAGCTGAAGTATCTGAAAAGGGAAAGGAGTTATTTGATTTTTTGAATGCCGTAACAACGGACCAATCCATACAATTTTTTGATGGGCTGAATGATACGGATAAAAAGAAATATAAGTATTCCAGATATATGATGCATCGGTTTCTTTCTATGAATATAAACTATGCCCCTATCGTGAATGAACTTCAAAAGTATCCAAACATTCCCGATAGGGCACATTATCAATTTCTTACGAATGTATTACCGCGCGGGAAACAATATAATAAATACATCAAAGGCAGCAAAGATGAGAAGTATGAAATGTGGTTAGTAGAATTGGTTGCCAAACATTATCAAGTGTCAAAGGTAGAAGCAATTACCTATTTAGAAATTTATTATACACAGAATAAAGATGGATTGCGAGAACTCTGTGAAAAATATGGGATTGATAAAAAACAGTTAAAACAGGTGAAGTTATGACAGACGCTGAATTAAAACAAATTGAAATTAATTGTAATCGGGAAGACATATCTACCTTGGTTGCTTATATACGAAAACTACACATTATCCTTGGCCAATGTAAAGAGATAGTGTGATGAATAGTCCAGTGTCAAGTTCAATTGGTTACACGATGGAAGAGATTTTACGGAATCCGCTGTATATACCTTATCATCCACTTGTATGGGTAGACATTAAAGATTGGGGGAAACAAAATGAGTGAAAACGGTAAAGGCGATAAGCAACGGCCATTGAGTGTTGACCAGAAAACATTCTCGGATAATTGGGAACGGGCATTCAGTACGCCACCGGAAATGTGTGAATATAGTGGATTACCCACGCCGGTAAGCGTAGAAGATATGCAACGAGGAATTGTTGAACTATCAAATAAGTTGAAAGTACAGACAGGAGCACCTGACGAATATCTACAAAGTGTGCAATCGGGTATGTTCTGGGAATTATATCCGCAATTAAGTGGGAAGTGGGAATTTGATTCTTGCGAATGGACGAGGCTTAATGTTCATCGCTAAAGAAATCGGGAAAACGGAAAAAGGGAGTACCTATGTCATTGGACAGGATACTCCCTCTTCGTTTCACATATCGGTAACATATGCGGGTAATACTATTTACGAACATTTTGAAAATCCACCCAACATTGAATTTCTAAAAGAAATGGTTATTAATCTGGACAACGAATTACATAATAATCAATACGAACCAGAAATAAAATAACATAATACTTCCCCGCGTCCACTAGAATTCACTGACGACATTGGAATTACTTGTAATAAATTCCAACTGCCCGATGGGGCACCAGTATATGAGTGTGATATATTAGAACCAATTGCATCCAACCACGTTCTGTCTGTTGCTGACCCTGACGGCATTGTTGCTATAAAATGTTTCCACGGCATGTTAGTGCTCCACTGAAGTTAGTATATTTCGTTCCACGTAATTGTTCCACCAACATTGGTGGTATCTGCGGTTAAATTCTTTGCGGTAACAACATAAATTTCACTATCTGTGCTATCATAGTTTTGTGCAATGAAATTTAATTTTGTATTTACTCCACTTGCATTTTGCAATCCAGGCGTTGCTTGATTTAAATTTTGTCCTGCCGCAGCAACATATCCACTTAGCATCACCTTTCCATCGGTCCATGCCGTTGCACTAGTATTATATTCTACCGCAGAACTTGAATCGGCAGATCTCCATGCACTACCAGTAGTTAAATATGACTTACTAGGTAATTTGGTTAGTGTCCATCGTATTGTTTTTAACTCACTAAATACACTTGCCGCTTGAACTCGCACAAATGCCCGAGTAGGTAATCCAGAGGTATCAAATGTATTTTTTATACGAATGGCTAATACTGGAAGGGATGACCCACTGGTTAGTGAACGAAAACTCTCGTTAGTATGTGAAAACACAAATCCAGATTCGGCATATCCGCCTTCACTCATTACCGTAGAACATATTTGTTCCATACTGCCCGTGGCAGTTGTTGTGTTACGTATTTCACATCGCACGGGTAGATTTGGACTTTGCATATAAGCAACATCAAACTCATTGGAAGTATCAAATACATGGCAAAGAACGGTAACACCTTTATGAACAAATCCCATACGAACGCGACCAACCGATAACCATTGGAAATCTATATACAATAATTGTGCATATAATGTGTTTAATACAAATTCACCATCCAACAATGTATTAACATTCCAATCTTCTTGCTTAACTCTATTTTCTTGAATAGACCCCGTTCCATTTGTAGCAGACCGGATAACAAATTGTAAACTACCCGTTTGGTCTTGTTCTAAGAAAATACCATTATAATCATCAAAATATCCTGTGCGTTTAATGACTCCCGGTTGCGCACCACCAAATACATAACTTGATAGTATTTCTTGACTTTTTCCTGGCATATAATTGTGATACATTTTTGTTTGATGTATTGCACGACTTGTAGCACTTGCACTAGTTGCCAGTATAACAGATGCTCTATCATTCATTGAGGTAACCGTGCCGCCACTAGAAGTTACATTAAGAAATGCTTGGTCAATACCATAAATATGTTTATAATCACCAAGTGTAAATGGTTCAGATACTCTACTGCGACCAAATGCGTCAACGTTGGTATTTAATGAACCTTGGGACAATGTTCCTTGGTTATTAGATTTTAAATATGCATGTTGATTGTATATATGAGTTAATTCCCATCCATCTCTAGCAAGTGTAGTAAGAAATTCTTCAACGTCTGGGACTACAACCTGCGGAATCTTTACAATTTTATGTTCCATTGTGGTTCTCTGGTTGGCATACTTATATAAATATAAATAATTAACCGATAAATACGGTTCACCCCATATTAAATATCCCTTGACTTTTGTGATTGCATAGGTTATATTTAACTATAACTCATTAAGGGAGTAAATATATGAAAAAAGAATTAGTATTTAGTCCAGCAACATTCTATCCACCAGGATATACCCGAGAACAAGCACTGGAATCGGTTGGTATGGGATGGCATGGATTGGTCAATAAAGTATTTGATAAATTGGAATCCATTAAAAATATTATTATTGTTATTGACCAAGTAAAGGAAAAGTACGGCGGTCTTCGTATTTATTCATCACCGATGCATGAAGAATTTGATAAATTTATTCTTGGATTGGAAACGGAAAGTTACAAGATTTGTGAAACCTGCGGAGAGGTAGGTGCCCTTCGTGGTGGTGGTTGGTATAAGACACTGTGTGATAAGCACGCAAATGGCCGTCCCGCAATTAACCCCTTTTAATATGCCACGGAAAAAGAAAGAAGCCACGCCGGAATTGGAGTTGAAATTCACGGGCAAGATGAGTATATTAATTGAGCAAGAAAATCATGGACCCATAGAATTCCGTATTAATGATATGGATACGGTCGTGGCGGTTGTTCGTGTTATCTTAGATAAGATGGGTAATAAATCAACCGTTGATGCATACGATGCTCGTACACAAAAAACCTTTAAGAAAATCCTAGATGACATCACCTAAAAAAATAAGTTATAGCCAATATACTATGTGGGCGAACTGTGCAAAGGCATGGCAGTTGAAATACGTCGATGGCCATAGATTGGATGATAGTAGTATTCATACGGTTTTCGGTACGAGTATGCACGAAAGCATCCAAGAGTGGCTGGATGTGTTGTATAACCAAAGTGAGAACATGGCAAAGACCATGTATCTTCATGATGGGTTCAAGGAGAAGTTACTCAATCTCTTCAAGGAAAATACTACGGTATCCGATAAGGGTGAAAAGGTTTTCCTTGCCGATAAGAAAACCTTGATGGAATTTTATGAACATGGATGTTTGATTCTATCGTATCTACAGAATAATTACAAGAAGATTTTCCCAACGGCAAACATTAAGTTACACAGTATTGAGTTTCCACTGAACATGGAAGTGCGCGAAGGCGTTCAGTACATTGGATACATCGACATTGTAACCTATAATGAAGCCACCAAGAAATATGTTCTGTATGACTTGAAGACTTCACGGTCGGGGTGGACGCAATCGCAGAAGAGTGACCCATTGAAGGTTGGTCAGTTGTTGTTGTACAAACGCTTCTTTGCACAGCAGTTGGGAGTTGATGAAAAGAATATCAGTGTAGAGTTTATTATTCTGAAACGCACCATTATGGAAAATACAGACTTTGTTATTCCACGGATTAGTAAGTTTGAACCGTCCAATGGTGCTCCAAGTGTAAACAAAGCATGGAATTCATTTCAGCAATTCATTAATACGTGTTTTGATGAAACTGGTCAGTACATTACAGAACAAACTGCTACGCCAAGTAAAGAAGCATGTAGGTGGTGTAAGTTTAAGGGTAAGAAAGAACTGTGTTCGGTAGGTGTATAAATTACACGAATACAATAATATTTTACTATTTATAGTTGTTAATTAATCACATTTTGGAGGGTTTTATGAAGAAAGTTTTGTTAGTTTTTAGTTTGGCAATTAGTAATGGACTAATGTCCGCATGTAAAGTTACGGAAGTAGTTAAGGGACCAGAAACTGCCGTTGATTCCGTTGTAAGTGTAGGGGTAAATCCATCGGTGTATACAATGACCGTTGGCCAGCAACAGCAGTTTACCGCAGAAGTTAAGAATGCATTTAATGCAATTATTCCAAACAAGCCAGTTGTGTGGTCATCAAGTGACCCGTCAAAGATTACTGTAACCGCAACAGGTGTGGTGTCGGCAATTTCCCCAGGCGCAGCAATTATCCGTGCATCATCAAACGGTGTAATTGGACAAGCGCCAGTGGTTGTGGCCGAAGCACCCGTTAGCACGATTATTATTACACCGAATAGTGCGGGTGTGTTTCTAGGACAGACCGTGACTCCAAAGGTAGAATTGCGTGGTCCAAATAATCAAGTATTGACTAACCGATTTATGCAATGGAGTTCGTCAAATCCGTCAGTTGCAACCGTTAACCAGTTGGGCGTTATTACAACAGTAAATGTTGGCACATCAACCATCACCGTAACCAGTGAAGGAAAAACTGCTTCATTACTGCTTACGGTTATAGTAATTCCTGCTGCGGTGGTAGAAATTTCTGTTCCAACGCCAATTAAAGTTGGTCGGACATCCCAGTTAGGATTGGACATTCGTGATATCGGTGGCACGGCAATTCCACCAACAGGTAGAAGTATTACATGGTCATCTAGTGATGCATCTATTGCAACGGTTACGAATACTGGTTTAGTACGAGGATTATCCACCGGCAATGTGTCA